CCCTGGAGTGACCCCGTGTCGACGTGACTCGGCGTCCGCAGTTCGTCAATGTCGAGGAAGATATAGTCATTCAGGGAAAGGTCGACCAGGGTTGTCGACTTTTGGATGTACTTTGTGGCATAGGTTGGATCTGTAGTACCGGCCAAAGCTGACGTGTAGAGGATCCCACGGTCCAGACCCAAGAGCAAGGCCAGCTCTGAACTTTGAATTTTAAGAGTAAATTGAGTGACTGAAGAAAATATGAAGTGACCTTCGGCCGGGAGGTACTCAAGAGTCACAAGTCCTGTATTGGTCACGGCCTGTGCCAAGGTATAGACCGAGTAGAATCCTGGATTGATTGATGAATTTGTTCCTGAAATTACAAGAACGTTCGACCCGTCTGTCAGATTATACATGGTATTGGGAACTCGAGCACTGACCAGATCGACCCGTTCAATATTCTTGATCGGTCTGGTAAGGTGGAGGGTATAGGAAGACCCATCAGGATAAAGGGTCTTGTCTCGATTGTCTGAATCGGCGAAGAGCAGCCGAGTACTCATTAATTTTAGTATGGAATTTATTAGACCTGTGAAAGCATACCATCGGCTCGAGATCCCGATGGTGCGGTTACGGGTGCCGTCGTAGGATCGTCCGGCCACTGGACTTGCGTCGGATCCGTAAAGTCTTCGGGAATGTCGCGGAGTTCCTGGCGATAATCAGCCCACGCCTCTTTCTTCGCATCGGACAAGTGCGAATCTGCCAGCTGCGTCCAGTCGCATGCGCTGAGAAGCTGCTGACGGCGCTCACGGACCTGGGCCCATTGTCGCTCGCTGAGACGGACGGGATCCACGGCGATGCTGATCGCGCCGTCGTCCGCCTTGACCGCCTTGGCCAGTGTGTAATCCACGCCGTCTGGAACGGGCACGCGGACACAGTGATCATTGACGTCATTTGGAATACCACCGGACGTGTAGTAATAGTAATAGACAGCAAGGTTCTCGGAATCAACCAAGGCCATTAACGACATTTTTACTTTAAGATTGCGGGAGATTTTTAAGTAATGAAGTTCGTGATTGACGACTTGATCATAGAAGAGAGGCCGACGGGTAATGAATTTTATGGGGAATATGTTTGGCCAGCGGGTCTGGCAATGTGTGAATTTTTGAAACGAAATCCAGAACTCGTGAAGGGCAAGCGGGTTTTGGAACTCGGGTCGGGGACGGGGATCGTGGGGCTCTACGCCGCCAAGTTGGGTGCCAAGCACGTGACCCTCACAGACTTTATCGATTGGAATATTTTGAATATTAAAACAAATTTAAAAGAAAATGGACTCGAGGGGGTGGCCGAGCCAAGGTGGTTTAAGTGGGGAACTAATTTAGGAGAAAATTGGGACGTCATCATTGGCAGTGACATCACATACCCGACCATGGACTTTCCTGCACTCGTGAAAGCCATCAAGACCCATCTGAAACCAGGTGGGCGATGTATTCTGACTCACCAACAAAGAGAAAATTTTAATTTCAATTCAAAATTCAAAGAAATTGAGTCTCATGAGATGGGTGATATCAATTCATTTTCAAATTTGGTGAAGGATAATTGTAAATTTTCAAAAATCCAAATCATCGAAATGGAGGTCCGGTGATCCACGTGACCAGTGAACGTCGCGCACCCTTTGTGACGGGTGTGACCCGATGACGCAGATAGCTCGGGAAGATGATCATGGTTCCCTGTTCCTTTTCAGCAACGACCGTACGGTCACCATCCAGTGAAAACTGAAGTTCACCCCCTTCGTACTCACTCGGATCTGAAAGCTGGATGGAGATGCTCAATTTACGACCACAATTGAGAGGTCCCTCGCCTACGTCAAAGTGCCAATCGTACCGCCCCTGATACGACTCGTCGTACTCCGTGTACTGCAGGTTCTCCTGAAGGCTCGTGATGTCGAAATTGAAAAACTCCTTGTTGCATTGACCCACGAAGTTCATGATCTTCTGGTAGACCGGCTCCCAATACGTCGTTTTCGGAACCCAGAAGATTTGGCTCTTGCGAACCTCCGAATTCTTACCATCCTCCGTGAGACCTGGAGCCAGGTCAAAGTTGGCCTTGCGAAGCGCCGTACACTCATCGACCGTAAAGGCGTTCGCGAACCGGTAATACTTGATGAGGTTTGGGTTATGACGTGCGAAGATGAATTGGAGCGGCGCTTCTGGGGTGGATGTTTTGGTTCCAAAATCGTGTACGTAATCCCTGTAAGGCCCCTCGGCGTCCACGTAGTGCAGGAACACCTGAATGTACTCGTCGCCCTTGAACTCTTTTCGGCTGTGCTCGATATCACAGCCGCGGTACAGACACGCGTCGCCCGGGCGTAAATCCACAGACCTGACCCCCATGAAAATAGGCCATTTGTGCGTCTGGGAAAGGTTCAGGGTCACGGAGTATTCACAGGATGGCCGATCCTTATGAGGTGCCAACGTGTTGCCCTTGCGGTACACGCGGCAGTAGGAGTATGTAGGCTTGAGCTTCTTCCCTGCCGCCTCGGAAACCTTCTCACACAAGAGGCCGAGGAGGGTGTTACAAACTGGAAGACCGTAATGAGCGGCGCTATTCGGAACTTGCGGATCGGGTTTCCCCTCGGGCTCGTTTCGGATGCGCTCGGCAATCTTGGCAGACTCGACGGGATCGACGAGCCCCTTGAGAACTTTATAAAGTCCTCGCATTAGATATTTTGAGATTCAAAGCTTTAAAAGACGGTGACGCGGACTCGGCCGGATGCGCCACTCCCACCGCCACTGGGTACACCACCACCACCACCACCACCTGGTATGACCCCTGTGCCAGTCGGTCCCGTGCCACCCGATCCTCCATAAACGGATGTTCCGCCAGCGCCGGCCGGAGCGCCACCGCCACCTCCGCCTCCATACACGGACGTGCCACCCGCGACACTCGGGCTAGTACCTCCGCCTCCTCCTCCGTATATATTTCCGTTTATCAACGGAGAAGGTCCACCAGTGCCACCACCCTGAGCACCTGCGAAGCCGAACAGCCCTCCTTCTCCAGCCATTCCACCACCACCACCGCCGCCGGGTGTGCTTCCGGCTCCCCCCGCATATCCAGTGATGGTTCCCTTTCCATAAGGGCCGAATGTAGTATTTCCCCCTTGACCAGCAGGAGCCGATCCGCCTGCTCCAACAGAAACTGCAACGGTAGCAGAAACCGCAGAAAATGGTAATATGTTTGATGTGTATCCACCGCCACCCCCACCGCCTTTGTCGCTGCCACCCCCACCCCCTCCCCAACACTCGATTTGAACTTGCGAACCTGCCGGGGGTTTGACCCACGTGAAAGTTCCACCGGTCGCGACGGGAGTCCCAGGACCCTCGAAAGTCTGCACGTTCGATTGGAACGAATTAGGCGTGGTGAGCCCCGTACCAACGCCCGAAAAGATGGCGCCTGATAGGGTCGACGCCTTGTAGTCTACAGTTTCAGACATTTAACATCTAAAAAGAAGTTATTCGGACGTATCCAGCTGCGCCGGCGCCTCCTAGCGACGCTGTTCCACCACCACCACCACCCCCTCCGGGTATTTGACCAGCGCCACCCGTCGTTGGCGTTCCTGCACCTCCGGCACCTCCGAAAACTGACGCGCCTCCTGCACCAGCAGCGTTCCCCGAACCTCCACCTCCTCCTCCACCTCCCCACACACTTGAACCTCCTGAAGCACCACTGGTTGGACCGCCGCCGCCGCCGCCACCGCCTCCATAAAAGGTTGATGCACCACCAGCGACTCCGTTGGCTCCAGCGCCACTGCCTCCTGTGCCAAACGCTTGGGTTGCACCCGAGTCCATCGCGCCTCCGTTTCCTCCACTACCGGAGCCTGCAGCGCTTCCTGCTTTTCCCCCATAAGCGATGCAGAGCGATCCAACACTCGATGGATTTCCTACGGTTCCATTGGTATTGGACGGACCACCCGCCACCTGCGCACCTACAGTAACGGCTTGCGGTCCTGGTGCAGCTGGACCGGGAAGCCATCTCTGAACGTACGCGCCACCTCCTCCTCCTGAACCTCCAGTGGCAGAAACAGGCGACCCACCACCACCACCCCCGCCGCCACCCCAACACTCGATGAAGACTGTATTGGACTGAGCGGGTTTCGTCCAGGTTCCTGGGCTCAGAAATACCTGGACGTTCGCGGACGCTGGAAATGTGCCCGAAATCTGATTGGTTCCAGTGAATGAAGTTGCGCTGAGCGTCGTCGTCGCTGGATAGTAATACGTCTCGGCCATTCTACTTTAGGTTTAGAAAACAAAGACGCGAACCTGACCCGCGGCTCCTGCGCCTCCTACCTGACCTCCAGAGATTTTTGCGCCCCCACCACCTCCTCCACCACCGGGTTGTACACCTGGGAGGCCGACTGGAGTAGGATTGTTTCCGCTAGAACCTCCGGAACCTCCAAAAACCGAAGCGCCACCAGCGGTGGGGCCTGGGTTGTTACTACCCCCACCTCCACCGCCACCACCATATACTGTACCCCCAGCCGTTGCAGAGGTGGACGTGGCGAGCCCTACCATACCACCGCCGCCACCAAATATAGTTGCGTTGGTTGATGCAGAAGGTCCTCCAATACCTCCACCCTGCGCACCTGCAGTGGCAAGAGGACCGCCCGCTCCTGCCATCCCGCCGCCGCCGCCGCCCGGCGAGGGCCCCCCCGCGCCGCCGCCAGCCCCACCATATCCAGTAATAGTCGCTCCCGGTGGACCTATAGGACCCAGTGATGAATTACCGCCGTTCCCGCTCGCCCCAGCGGGGGCAGAGCCAGCGGTCCCCCCCGCTCCGACAATAACCTGGACTTGGGGATTAAATTGACTAAGCGGTAAAACAACATAATTGAATCCACCACCACCACCACCGCCGCCACCTTCTGCACCCTGCTTCCCACCGCCACCGCCACCACCCCCTCCTATACACTCGATCCTAACAAAGGTTCCAAAAGCCGGTTTCTGCCAACCCGTCGGACCTGCAGGAAAGGTTCCGGCCGTGCTGAACGTCTGGACGTTCGAGACGCCCGCCACCGCTCCGAGAGTTCCCGTTATAGTTCCCGGGCTTCCGACGTACGTGGCGTTCGTCAAATTCTGATTGGTGTAAATAGTCTCCGAAGCCATACTATAACTTGTTAAAATATGGGGCCAATCTTAACTCGGGCACGCATGGTGTCGTCGTCGTCAGACACGCGACGTTCGTAGAGTTGAAAGGACAAAACACGACTCGGCCGTCGACCGAAATTGACCCACCGACGTATGCCTGCGCCGGCCCTGCACCACTCTGCGGAACGATGTTTGAAAATGTGAGCGCACCTGGATCAATCATACCGGAGTTCGAACTCGAGAACGAAACACACGCGATGTTTCCGGACGGTAGAAGAACTCCTCCAGCAAACCCACCCCCGCCTGTACTAATGTTCGAGAAGGCGTAAGGTGGATTTCCAGAAGGATTCACGACAACGACATTTGCATTTGTATATGGGATGCATATGACATTTCCGTTCGGTGCGAGCACACCTCCTATAAAAGCTAATGTAGTAGCCCCGAATGTCGAATTTGAATATGTGCGATCGGTCGGACTGTACTGTACGATGTTCGAGGTGCCGTACGGTATGCACATTATGTTGCCGGTCGGTAACAATACAGCACCAGAAAACCCGAGTGTCGTTCCGGTCGAAACCATATTCGCAAATGTGCCACTCGCTCCGTTGTACGCGCATATATTCGAGTGTCCAGTGTAAGGAATCATCGTCACGTTCGATTGTCCGTCCAAAACGCCGCCTACAAACGCCGGTGTTGATATATTGTGCTTGAATACATTTGCATAGGCGCCTGTTGTTGGATTGTACGACCCTATGTTTGAACTCGTATAAGGAATAAAAATAACATTTCCGGATGGAACGGCGACCCCGCCGTAGAAACGCGGCGCGGCTATTCCTGCCAAGGAGGTCGCCGGTGTGACTGACGAAAACTGATTCGTAAAAGGATTGAAAATTCCGACAGTTGTTGCGTTGTACGGAACAAAGAGTATACGACCGTCCGGTAGACTCACTGAACCGGCATACGCCCCACTTCCTACAGGACCGGTTGCGACGTTTGCAAATGCCGGTCGTGAACTCGGTGCCCAGAACGATCCTTGAACGTCGATGACGTTACACGTCGCCGAGATCCATGCTTGAATAATGGCTGCATTTGCCACCGTAGGAATGAGGTGTGGTGCGCGCTTCACGAGGTCTTCCGAATAGTAAATGGTTCCGGAGACGAGATTCGCGAAGGGTTGGGTGATGTTCGAAGCCTGGATATTTGACAAAGTGTTCCCGTAGACGTAATAGCCCTGAATGTTTCCGAACGCGAGGTTCGAGGCGTTCAGATTCGAGAGCGTGTTCCCTGCGACCGTCACGAGGCCTACGATGTTCGAAGCCTGTATATTTGACAAAGTGTTCCCGTAGACGTAATAGCCCTGAATGTTTCCGAACGCGAGGTTCGAGGCGTTCAGGTTCGAGAGCGTGTTCCCGTAGACGACGTAGCCCTGAATGTTTCCGAACGCGAGGTTCGAGGCGTTCAGATTCGAGAGCGTGTTCCCGTAGACGACGTTGAGGCCTACGATGTTCGAAGCCTGGATGTTTGACAAAGTGT